GGGCTCTCCTGTTAGTATCGGTATTTCAAACATACTGCCATCTGAATCGCCCTTAGCAGTAAAGCTAATGTGTATATGTGTCTTATGTGGGTTTATCCCGGTGTACTTTCTCCATTTGTAATTGCGTTTGTAGCTTGCAATTTTGCCGTTGAAGATGATATAAGAGATTCTTTTATCAAGTCTGGCAAGTAATCGTAGCTGATCCGCAAAGTCATAGGGCTCTGCTTTGTGCGACCTGAAATCAACGTCAATGTCAAGGGCACGTACAATGCCTTCAGCAGTTGGATTGTGATCGGACTTACGCGCTGAATGACGTTTATCACCGATCCAGCCATCTGAAGTTCTATCTCTATCGGGGAACGCATCATCAATCTGCTCGCGTAATTGCTGACCAGCTTTGCATAGTTTAGGCATCATCTTGAGGGATTGTGCCTAGTTCAAAGCTGCGATCTCGTCTGCTGTCAGACCGAGTGCTGCCAGTTTAGCCTCGGCGCTTGCCTTAGCATCTGCCTTAGCCTGTGCTGCTGCTTCCTCTGCTGCCTTGATTTCTGCAAAGGCAACTGCATCTACCTCGCGCTGAGCAACTTCTTCGGCAGTAAGTTCTACCTCAGTAGTTACTCCAGTTGAGCAATCTACGATTAGTTTGGTTGGCATTGTTTTCCTTTCGTTACGAGTTCTTGATTCCGTATAGGGTGGCTGTTGAGTATTGGGCAAAAGTTCCAGCAGCAATAAATTCTAATTTTATGGAAGTGATTGCTGAAGTGTCAGACCATAAACCAGATATAACATATTGAAATGCTTGCGTGGCGTTGTTTTCATATACGCTGTCTATTGAATAAGATTTGTTATTAGAACCAGCATAATTCGGCACATAAATTTCCCAATTAGCAAAGGTGCTAGCGGTTTCCCCGCTGCTGTCAATTGTTCCAACATATCTATCAGAACCCGAAGTGCTAGACGCAGCAGACCCATTTCCTCTCAAAACCCTGCGAGAGTAATTAGAAGTATTTGAATTGTAGGAAATATACATATCCGCATCGCTAGTAGTTGAGCGCCCACTCAATTTAACTGCTAAGTCCGTATAAGTAGCAGGTATGCTAGTAAATTCTATATTAGCAGCCCCACCACTACCCACAGTTACAGTGGCTATCGCCTCGTATGTATTAGCCATTATGCCGCCTTGATTCCATAGAGGGTGAAGGTGCTGCCAGTTGCCCAATTATCAGTTGTGGGTTTTAACCTAAGGGAAGTAATGGCGTTAGTATCTCTCCATAAACCGACAACTGCGGCTACATATCTATTACCCGAAGAACTGCCTTCACTATTCCAACGCGCCAGCACAGTTTTATTTGTGGTTGAATTTGAATAATTTTGTATTTGAATTATGGTCATTTGAAAATCAGGTGTACCAAAAAAACCTGAGTCGATAAAACTTTGACTTGAAAATCTATCAGATGTTGCGGTGCTTCCGTTTCCATATAATCTAGTAACGCTGTAGGTGGTTCCCGAAATATCACCATTAAAAGTCAATTCACAGGCTCTGGTGTTTGCTGTGTTTTTTAGACTAGCAACCAAAACCAAATCAGTATAAGCACCACTAATAGTAGAAAAAGTTACAGATGCAGCAGCGCTTCCTAGCGTTGTCGTAGCTATCGGTTCATAAGTTATAGGCATTATGCGCTCCGTATTCCGTAGAGGGCGAAGTGGGAGTATTGGGAATAAGTCTTTGTTCCGACAGGTTTGATATTTATTGAAGTAATTGCAGAACTACTCATCCATAAACCCGAATTGTAAAACATTTCTCCAGCACCATTTACATCACTACCTGATAACACTCTTATCGTTTTATATTTATTAGTATTTGCATAATCTAAAATATCTATTACTCCAGCACCAAAAGCACTGGCAGTCGTTCCATTGTAAGGCCATATTCCACCCCAAGTTGAAGTCTGACTTACTCCAGCGCCAGCATTTGCTGCTGAACCTGTACCTGTCAAATAGTGATATGCGTAATTAGAACCCGTATCGCTGTTAAAACGAATGAAATTTATATCAAAAGCATTTGGGGTATCAGTTACTCTTGCAATATAACGCAACTGTAAGTGCGTATAGGTGCTAGAAATAGAAGTGAAATCTATGCTTGTACTTCCACCGCTACCAACGCTTACAGTAGCAATAGACTCAAAATCCCCAGCATCTCCAAACTTAGAACTGGCAATAATGCCCAGGATATTCATTAAGCAATATCTCCTACAACCAAAAATGTATTTGATGCTGTGCAGATAATAGAAGCTGCGCTGTATCTTACGCGTAGTTTAGGTGCTGTTGCTGTTGCACCTGTTGAGTTGATTGTTACACCTGCGCCTTGCGCTAGTGTTACTTGGCCTGCGCCTATCTGAGCTATATTTATTACATCACCTGCGCTAAATACGCTAGGTGGAACAGTTAAAGTTATTGGGCTGGCATTGTTAAGGGTTACTAGTTGATTTAGATTGCCTGCTACAAGTGTATAAGTTGTTCCTGTTTCTGCATCAAACTCTAACTTTAATCTAAGGGTTGCTGTGCCGCTTGTAACGCCACCTGATAAACCTGAATCTGTGCCAGTTGTGATGCCTGTTATATCTCCGCTTGATCCGATAGATACCCAGTTAGAACCATCATAAACTTCAACCGCGTTAGTATCTTGTAAGTAAGACATCATGCCTTCAGCCAATACACCGCTTAGCGCGCTTGTGCGAGCTGCTGAGCTTGCAAACACCATAACTGTTTGCTCATTCAAATACGTATTGACCTGGGCTGCGGTAAGCACATCCCCGGTATTGAACAACTTATATCCTGCGCCTGCCATTTGTTCTCCTTAGTAGCTCAGCACGTCTGTGTCTAGTATACCCGATATATCGGAATTTAAGACATAGCCTGCCAGTAGCGGTTCTGTTGTGTATAGGGTAGTCATCCAGGATGACTTTGTTATATCGTGATGAATGGCATTTACCAGGCTTGATTGCACCACGCTGGATGAGCCAGGGGTAGTCTTAGTAACTGTTACGCCATCTAGTAATTCTATGTCTACCCCTGCCAATGGCTTGTTGGGGTTAGCATCATCATAGAGATTAAGCTGAATGCTATCTATGCGTATCTCAGGGTCTTTGCGTGTGGCTAGGATGCCTTGGGCTTGATTTAAAGCCTCAGCGTTGGTTTGTACCAAGATATCTGAACGCTGGCCTGAATGCAAGAAGAACTTATCAATGGAAGGCTGGTCAAACACATTCTGAGCTGTGCCACCCAAGCGTGTAATGGTTACGTCATTTATCAGGTTTGTATCATCAAAAGCCACTATGGCATTGGTATAGGAAATGTCTGTGCCTTGATCGCTAAACTCATAGACCGGGAACGCTGGCGTGGCTATAAGGGCATTACGGCTTACGAAATTAACTTTGCCATTGGCATCTAGGAAGATGCCGCCAAACTCGCTTTGTTCCACGTTAAACAGCGCTTGAAGGGCATCCCTGTCTGTGCCTGGGTCGGCTTGAAGGGTTGAATCTCCTGTGTCCACGTTACGCAAACTTAAAGGCCATTCAATCTCATCTAGGATGGCATTTACCCTAGCACCTGAAGTTTGTACGCCTGAGCCTGTAACAGTTGTTATGCCTGAGCCTGCAAGCAACTTGAAGCCATCTACGCAGCGCAGGGTAACTGTGCTTAGTTCATCGTTGCCTTGTCTAAAGCCTGTGTCGTATGTGTTGATAAATCCTGAAAATAGAAAATAATCTTGCGTGTTGTAGGTAGCATAAATAATTATCTGCCTTAACGGCACAAGATTTGGATAGTAAATACTGGCAGGGTTAGTAGGATTCCAATCACCTGTTTGATCATAGAGCGTTACATTGGCTGTGCCAGCCTCAAACTGGGATGTTAAACGATTGCGCCCACGCCTGATAGAAACTCTAGTAACTAGGTCTGTAATCTCAATTGGCAGCGTGCCTGAGCCAAGGGTATTTGTGCCTAGTATGCCTTCAGTTGCGCTACCTAAGATTAAAGGGTTAATCTCAAAAGCGGTATCACTATCAAAGTCAACAAAGACACGCAGCGTTGGTGCTGGCATTAAATCGCCCTACTGCTAAGCAGTAAGCCCTTGCCTGTTTTTTGATAGTTGTATTGAATGTCTGTGATGACCTCAGCCAAATCTTCAGCAGATGTTACGTTGCCTTCAACAGTTACGTTAATTGTTGTTTCAGGGATTATGCCCTGGCTTGTTGCAGCTTCAATGGATTGATTTAAGTATTCATTAGCAAGTTCTAGTCCGGCTAATGCTGCTGCTAAATCTGCTGCTGCAAGGCTTTCTGTAAGCAATGTTGTTGCATCTACGTAGGCATTAGAGGCATCTACCGCTGCTTGAGCTGCCGCCTTTTCTTCAGCTGTAGTTGCCGCTGCAACTGCTGCCGCTGCCTGAGCCGCCGCGGCTGCTGCATCCGCCGAGGATATTTCAGCAAAGACACGTGAAGCATCGGCGGCTTCACTAAATGCAGTTGACTTATCAATCTTAGCAGTTAGGACATTCGCATTAGCGTTAGCGCGACTAATGGCAATCCCTGTCATTAATTCATTTAAGACCATTTGTTGCTTGGCTAACGTGTCAAACAAATCTTTGATGTTCTTCTTAGCGGCCTCAAAGTATCCATCCCATTCAGAAAATGGATTACCAGCCTTTAAATTAGTTAATGATGTGGCAAGATCAGTTGTTTGCTTTTGTATCTCTTTTAACTTGTCTGCAAGGGCTGTGGCAGTTGCGCCATCTTCAGCCAAGATAGCCTTCATAAGCAACAAGCGTGTGCGTTCTTCTTCAGTAATCTTGCCCTGTAACGCTGCTTCAATCTGTATCTTCTCTATGTCAAATACAGCTTTAGCCTTGGCTATGGCAAGCGCGTTTTTCTTTTCTTTGTCTGCTAACTTGTCTTGTTCTTTTTTAGTTTTTGTTATGCTTTGCTCAGCTTTAAGAATACGATTGCGAGCGCGTAAGCCAGCGCGACCTCTTTCTTCTTCCAAACGTGTAACTTCAGCAGTTGATTTGACCAAACTACGAACAAACTGTTGAAATGCGCCATCGCTTTCTTCAAAGTCTTTTACGATGTCTTGAAATGCTTTTGCAAAGAATCCTGTTGCTTGGCCTGCTGCATATCCGAGCGCATCGCCTAATCCAATTACATCTTCTTGCAATTGCTCAATTTCAACTTGGCTGTCTTGCAGACCTTTTACTAAACCTTCACCAAAAGCTTCTTTGGCTTGCTCAACCGATTCTGTGAGCCTAGCCATTTTGCCGGCTAAAGTATCGGCGGCTTTGGCTGACGATCCTTGAAACTTATTTTGCAACTCTGCAAGCACTTCATCAAAATCACGTGCTTTTAGGTCTGCTGTTGTATAGCCAATTCTTAATTTAGCAAGCGCTGTTGTTTCTCCAAGATAGGCACGTTGCAAAGCACTTGTTACAGTTTTTAAATCCTTAGATGCGCCTGCTGATATATCTAATGCTGTGTTCAATAATTTTTGAGCAGTAGTTACATCTTCAGTTGCCTGTGATAAAGAATTAAAAGCATCTGTTAAGACACCACCTGACACACCGCTAAGCAAGGCAAGGTTATCAATATATTGATTAACAAATGGAGAAGCAAAGCCAAGGTTAATGGATTCTAGTTGTGTTCTAAGAAGGTTTGCTTCTTTTTCTGCATCTTGAAATGCTTTAACTGAATCTTTGCCAAACTTGATAACTGCCCCAACTGAAAAAATGGCAGCAAACTTCTTGCCCAATGCGCTAAATGCTTTGTCGGCTTTACCAACTGCTTTATCATCAAAAGTTGTTACTATCGGAAAACGAATAGCCATTTTTACAACCTCGCTATTTCTGCATTAGCTGAAGCAGCTACTTGATCTAAAACTTTTAAAATCGTTGCCTGAGCTTTGCCTTGGTTTTCTACTAAACTTGCTCCTAATAAACGCCCTTGTGTTTTCGCTGTGCGCCCAGTTTGCTTTAACTCGCCTATTTCAGTATTGATGTTATCAATAAAGTTTCTGCCTGCATTAGGATTATTAGATTTAGCATCTGGGCTTCCATATCGGTTTTGCCTTCCAGCAGTTTCAATAATTGCACCTGCTGCCGACTTGTTCAACAAAGATACAAGAGATGCCCAACCTGATCTATTAGCTTTGCCTTTTGCTAAAGAATAGGTCAATCCACGTCTGACCACGTTAGGCTCAAAACTAGGAAATGCACGTTCGCGACCTGTGCGACTTTTACGCTCGTATCCCGGATAATCAAAGTTTCTAAGATTGCCTATTGTGCCAGGAACATTACTGCGAGCTGCTGTGGTTATTTCTTTTAAGGGCGCAGCAATCTCTTTATCGTATGCCTTTAAAGTTTGTGGGGCTAATTTACGCAGTATCTTTCTAGCCTCTACGACCCCTGCGACCTCTACTGGCATTTTTCCTGTCTTCCGCTTGTTTCTTCAAAACCTCTTGGATAGCGTTCAACATACCTCTATCCATATTAATAAACTCACTAGGCGCAATCCCTGTATGTACAGATAGCTGGGCTATTCTGTACGTATAAGAATCACGCGTTAGCCATTTGGGGAATCATCACCAAGAACTTCAACAGCCTTCAAAGTTCCTAGAAACTTATCCCCAAATGGAAAAACGTCTGGCGCATCTGCTCTACGCAGACACTCCCAAGCAAGCCAATAAATATCGCTCTGCTTTTGATCTTCTCTGAAAGCCTTGTAAAAGCCTTTCTTAGCATATTGCTCAAAAGCATATTCAACAGCAGGTGTTATCTCATGGATACTTTCCGTGCCATCTGCCCTTACAACTTTAAGACTTGCCATTTTTGCCCCTTTACTTAATTAGAACGTGCCGGTGTCGGCTTTTGTAACTGCAGAGTTTAGCGTAAAAGTAATATCCTGTGTTGCCATGTCGCCAACCGCGCCGTTGATAGGTGTTAGGTTGTTGACTAGAATATCAAATGTGTAAAGCGGATTAGTTGCAGCTACGGCTGGAACTTTCTGCTGT